TCTTGGTGCGTCCCCCATTTGCAATCTGGAGCGTGACAATGGACTTCTCTCACCTTGCAGACACAGGGTTTCCCAACATGGGCACCGTGGCTCCATACGAGCTGAGGAACACGTTCGACTACACGCGGTGGACGCCGGACACGCGCATCCACATGGTCAACGTGCTGTGGGACAGCGAGTACGAGAACGCGGTGAAGTTCGACAGCGACGCCGACAGGGACGCTTGGTTCGACTCCATAGAGGACTCGTATACAATCACCCTAAAGAGCAACGCCAGAATCGTACCTGACGGCTCGATAAAGCTGCCACTACCCTACGACGTTGCCAGCCGATACAACTACCTTTTCGTAGACATTCCATTCGCGACCTCGAAAGGCGAGCCAATACAGAATGAGACGGAGAACGGAGTTCGTCGCTGGTACTTTTTTGTTGGTGACGCTGTGTATTCTGCTCCTAACACTACGACGGTTTTTATACGCCCTGATGTTTGGACTAACTTTATTAATAGCTCTGTGCTTCGGTACATGATGCTTGAGCGCGGACATGCGCCTGTTCACGCAACCGACGTGGGCAGGTATCTCAGCAACCCGCTTGAGAACAACAGGTACCTGCTCGCGCCAGACGTGAACTACGATGACAGCGACGTCGTTCGAGACTCCGCATACGTTCCAGTCGGTTCCGGCAATAAGCTGATTGTGTTCGCCAGCACGACCGGGGTGGAGCAGATTGACAGCGGAGCGTCCGGAACCATTGGAAACGGAGAGACGTACTCGAAGCCCACGTACTCCGACACCTCCGACTGGTACGGCTACCAGTTGCAGGTCAACGGATACAACGTGGGCAACGGCTATGACTACACGAATCTCAAGGCGTGCGTCTCGCAGCAGAACGAGCCTGACGGCATGGTGCCCACCTCATTGGAGGTGTATGCCGTCCCTGCTTCTGACGCAACCTTCCTCGCAGACGTGGCAAGCCAGTCACCCGCATTCCTGAGGACGATAAAGGCGCTGTTCATCGTGTCGGAAGAAATGGTGCTCGTTCGCTCTACACACAGGATGTGCGGACACAACATCTATCGTGTGAGCGGGAAAAGGCAGAGCATAGGAACGTACGAGCTGAGCAGGGACAAGTTCGGCTTCGACGAGAACGAGAGTGCGTTTGCGAAGCTCTACACGTACCCGTACTCAAGGATAGAGGTCTCTGACGACAACGGACGCACGTCCGAGGTGAGGATAGAGAACACCACCGGAAGTCTTGGCATGGAAATGCTAGTCTCGGTTGCATTCCCAGTCCTCGACTCAAGGGTGTATCTCACCGGCGTCGGTGGAAGCGGCTCCAACTCCTACGTCTGGAAGAGCCTTGACGGCATGGAGCTGAGACGCGAGGTTCCGAAGGGTGACTGGGACAGGCTCACGTTCCATTTCGACATACCCACGTTCGCGCTGTACATGGACGCCGAGACCGGCTACATGCTGGACAACTACTCCAAGGGATTCACGAACGCGCAGCTGCACGCGCTCACGAGCTACCACTGCGCGGTGCGCTCCGCGAACCTCGGTAGGACTAACGGCGTGGCGTCCGCCGACACGGCGCAATCGAACTCCACACGCGACGCCGGAACGGCGCAGACCAACGCCAACGTGCTGGCTCAGACCACCAGGACGAACACGAACAACCTCGCCACGGCTGCATATAACAACACCAACGCCACGATTGCGGCAGCGAGCGCAAACACGGCGGTGGCTAATTCCGCATCATCAGCCATAATGACGAACGGCAACACGTCCGCAAGATGGGACACAAACGACACGAACGTCGTGTCGATTTCCACGACAGAGACCGACAACCAGACCTCAATCGCTACCACAAAGATAACCAATGACGCCAACGTGCAAGGTGGCGCATTGCAGGGAGCAGTCAGCGGCGCGATGGCAGGCCATGGTGACCCACTCATGGGAGCAATCGGAGCCATTGCTGGTGGCGTTACTGGATACGTAACCGCAGGCATCAGTGCTTCGGCGGCAGCGTCCAACGCATCCCTCACGGCGCAGGCGGCCGAGGACGTGACAAGGGCGAACGTCAACGCCAACAACAACATCGTATCAAGGCACATACAGATAGCGCAGCAGAACACGCAAACACAGAACAACTCTAGAACGAGCCAGACAGACAACAACAACGCCGCCCTAGGTACGCAGCGCGACAACAACTACAGCACGGCAACCACGAACGCGACGAACGCATACAACGCCAGCGTGGGCAACTCCGGTCGCACTCACGACACGGCGGTTGCCGACGCCGACGCGACCAACGCCACGTCCGTGGCGAACGCCGACAGGACGCGCGAGATTGGCGTGCTAAACGCCAAGGAGACGCTTGAGACCTCTCAGAACGACTGCATGGTCGGCATGTCCGACGCAAGGAGGGGAGCACCCACGCAGCTCACCGAGGTGTCGGGAGACGGCACAGGGATGTGCTACGGCATGAACGGCCTGCAGATAAGGCTCCGCACGCAGAGCAAATCCGCGATAGCGCAGACCGCCGCCCAGTTCGCGCGATACGGGTACGCGCTGGAACAGGTCTGGGACGTGGAGGGGAGCGGGCTTAATCTCATGCGTCACTTCACCTACTGGAAGGCGGAGGACATATGGGTTGACGTGAGGAACGTCGCAAGCGCCGAGATAGGCGCGACCATCAGGAGGATATTCAGGAACGGCGTCACGGTGTGGCGCGACCCGAACGACATTGGAAAGGTCGGAATCTATGACAACTGACGATACCACCACGCAGGCACCAGCCAGCACCGAAGGAACCGAGACTGAACAGACCCAGCGGTCGGTACACGAGCTGCTCAAGCTCAAGACGTTCCAGGGAATGACCGACGCTGAGATTCAATCCATCATCGACTATCGCGTGAGCGTCGCTCACGATGACGAGGTCACCAAGTTGGCGCAGGCAACCGAGATTCAGACCATGAACGCACAGTGCGCCGCATACGACGCGCTCAGGGATGACGCCAACTCTGTGCTCAAGAAGGTGCTCGCAGTGCCGCTGTCCCTCGGCACCGTGTCGCAGGACGGAACGGTAACGCACCAGTAGGGAGAGGTTGACACATGGCAGGCCAAAGGATACAATCGACCGGAAGGGGAGTGGTGCCAGATGGGACGCAGGGGCGGAAAGCAGCGCAATGACGGCACGAGAAGGCCGTTCTGCCACAACGGCTCCATGGAGCTGTGGCAGAGCGCATCACTGAACAACAGGCTCTACCACTACTACATCGACGTGATAACCAAGATGGCAGTAAGCCGGTTCAGGTGGCTCAACCTGCCGCCGTCATGCGACGAGCGCTACCTCGAACTCACGCTGGTGCATCAGGGCATGGCGTCAATCGCGTTCCCGAAGGCCATGCCCGGCACGTTCCTCACGTTGCAGTGCGCACCGCTTGGGAAGCCCGACATGTACGACCGCGCGGTCAGGTGGAACGCAATCGGCACGAACGGCACGCGCTACATGTGCGACAGAAGGCAGGGTGTGGTGGCTTACGACAACGAGACGCGCTACCCGCTCATGGACGGCATCGAGCTGTACGCCAACGAGCTTGCCCACATCCGCATCACCAGAAGGGTGAACAGGATGCACCAGCAGATTCCGTTCATCCTCACCGGACCGCAGGAGCGAAAGCAGGACATGGTGAACCTGTTCAAGCAGGTGGCAGGCGGCGAGCCAGCAGTAATCGGCACCAGCGACCTGCAACAGATTGAGTACCAGGCGCTGCAGACCGGCGTCACGTTCCTCGGCGAGGAGCTGGCCGTGGACGAGCAGAACGTCTGGGGTCGCGTATACACGATGCTCGGAATCAAGAACTCCACCATGAAGCAGGAGCGCCAGACGGAGGACGAGATTCGGGCGCAGGAGAACCCGGCTTCGCTCATTGCCGCCAGCGCCCTGACGGAGCGACGCAAGGTGGCCGACGAACTCAACTCACGGTTCGGCAAGTACCTTGACGCGCCGATAGAGGTCGTGTGGAGACAGGACAACGAGAGCGACAACTGGAACCTCGCCCACAACATGCAGTCAATAGCGAAGGCGGCGAACCAATGATTGACACCATCGAGCCATACGCGCCGGAGCCGGACTACCACGCGGTCGTGACGATACAGCTGTGCGAGCTTGTGGAGGACGGATTCTGCGACGAGCACCTTACCGGCTGGGAGTGGCCGTCATACAGCGCAGAGCAGGACACGCGGCTCAGGGAGAAGCTGGTTGACCACTACTGGTTCCGCGAAATCTCTCTCGTCCCACCAGGCATCTGGATGCACGAGTTCATCCGCCGCATGAGGGAGATAATGCCAAAGTACGTCCCATTGTACAAGCTCATGTCGGAGTCACCGGAGCTGTATGGCGGAAGCTCCGAGTGGTACAAGGGTCGCGACATTTACTCGGACTTCCCACAGACGCAGCTATCCGGTGATAACGGCGACTACGCAAGCTCCGGCAACGACCGCGAGTTCCAGCGAATCAGGCAGGGAGACGTCATAGACACGGCAAAGCGGCTGACTGACTACAACGACGTCGACCTGATGATTGTGAACGACATGAGTCCGCTGTTCTCATGTCTCTTCACCGTGAACACAAACAGCTTCTAGGAGTTGGTGCGATTGGAGACACAAATTCTACCGCAGCTTACGGAATCACAGTCGTGGAGCATCATCATGGCATGTCTCATGATGCTCGCGGACATTGCCGTTGGTTTCGTCGGCGCTGCCGTGAGACACGACATTAGCTCCACAAAGATGCGCGAGGGAATCGGGCACAAGGTGATGGTGCTCGTGCTGATTGCCGTGGCGTACCTGCTCGGCGTCGGTCTCGGGCACGTGAGCGGAATCCAGGCAGAGATTCCGTCAACGGAGGTCGTGTGCTGGTACGTCGTTATGATGGAGCTTGCGTCAATCCTTGAGAACGTCTCGCTGGCTTGGCCCGAGTTCGCAGACACAAGGCTGTTCAGGTACTTCTCCACGTTCGCTGGGAGTGATGACGATGAAGATATGCTGCAATGACGCACGCTACAATGGAGGAACAAGGCTTACGCCCTACTCCGAGTTCGTGTCCACGACACCGGCACTGCCGGCTTTCTACTGGGACGTGTACAGCTCAGAACAGAGAATCAAGGAGATATGCAAGGAGCTGTGCAAGCTTGTGGACTACGCCAACGAGCTTGGCGTGCACGTAAACATCGACCATGACAAGATAGATGAGCTGTACGCCGAGTTCGAGCAGTTCAAGGAATCTGGATTCTTCGACTATTATGCCGCACAAATTGAGCAATGGATACGCGACAACTTCAACGAGATTATGAAGCAGGTTCTCAATCAGGGAATTTTCTTCGGTCTTACTGAGGACGGTTATTTCTGTGCGAATGTCGCATATCAGCTGACGTTTGTTCTTGACACTATTGCGAACTATAGTGACGAGAATTATGGACGTCTAACAATTACATATTAAGGAGAACAACAATGACAAACCATTTCACGCCTGAACAGATTTCACAGATTCTTGAGGAGTTCTTTAAGGTCGTAGGTACGCGACAGTACATCGGCGCTCGATATGTTCCCATCTTTGGTCGCAAGGGCGAAGAATCAATCGAGTGGGACAATTCCGCACCGTATGAACCGCTTACCATTGTTCTCTATCAGGGCAACAGCTACACTTCGCGTCAGTACGTGCCTGTTGGTGTGGAGATTACCAATCAGGAGTTCTGGGCAATTACTGGTAACTACAATGCGCAGGTCGAGCAGTACCGAAGAGACGTGCAGGCATTTGACGGGCGCATTACGGCTAACGCGAATGCTATCGAGACCGAAACGGCAAACCGCACTGCTGCTGTGACTGCGGAGAAGACTCGTGCCGAGGATGCAGAGCGCGCATTGCAGACAAATATCGATGCGGAAAAGAACCGTGCCGAGGGTGCGGAGCAGGTTAACGCCACTGCAATCGACGCCGAGAAGACTCGCGCCGAGGGTGCGGAGCAGGTTAACGCAACTGCAATCGCCGCCGAGAAGACTCGTGCCGAGGGTGCGGAGCAGGAGTTGCAGACGAACATCGACACGCTGAAAACATCGCGCAAACTTGCCCTGTTCTTCGGTGACAGCTGGACGGCCACCGCAAACCACCAGCCCGTGCCCGACGAAAACAACAGTTGGGTAAAGCACGTTGCCGATTCGCTTGGGTGCGATAACAAGATTTTTGCAACTGCCGGTGCGCTGCTAAGCGGTAACGAGAGTGGGCGCGACTTCAATTCACAAATCGATTCAGCGTTTGCTGCTGTCCCAAATACCTACGACGTGGAATGGATTATTGTCCTCGGAGGGGTGAACGACTTCAATTCGGTAAACACAGTAACACCGCAGAGTTTCCAAGATGCAGTGTATACCAGGCTTTTACGGTTGAAGAATCATTTCACCAAAGCCAAGATCGTGTTCGTGCCAATGAACATGTTCTTCTACCGTGTGGGGTCCACGAACAACCCAGGCACCCCGAACGTCACCATCCCCGCTGACAGGTATGTCACGTTCGTATACATGTGCGAAAACCTTATTCGCAGGGTAGGATGCAACATCATCTATCTCCGTGACTTCGCGTCATACTTTAGATTCAACGGCCAGGAGGTGTACCGGCCGAACGACGATTCGAGTTTTACAGCAAGCGGGGGCACCATCCATCCGAACGTCTTGGGTAACCGGTTAATCGCGGACTTCATTATCAACGGCATCTACGGTAACGAGTTCAAATACCCCGTTTTGATGTCATCGGTAAACAGCGCGGTAACCATCAACGAAAACCACAGCCAATTCAACGGGCACGCTATCAACTGGAATTTCAAGTTCACGTCAAACAATGCAGATATGCCGGCTAATACGTTCGTGCCGTTGCTCAAGATTATGAGCGGGCAGTACCCGCGCGTAGTCTCTGATACGATTGGTGATTCGAACGGATACCATTACCTAGGATTTGCCCACTGCATCAACGACCCAAGCCTGAACGTGACTTTGTATGTTAGGGATATAACCAAAACGGATGATGGTACGCAGGTGTATTTGTTCACTCCGGCAACGTTCACGGGCAATAAGGCATTTTGTGTTAATGCGGTTACCGAAATAATGGGCGCATAATCTGACAAAATTGGAGAATAGCAATGCTCTACGGTATCGACATAAGCAACCACCAGAAGGGACTACAGCTCTCAACCAGCAATGCCGACCTCTACGTCATGAAGGCAACGGAGGGTACAGGATTAGTCGACAAATACTGCGACCCATGGGTGCAGTGGTGCATCGCCAACGGCGTCCCATGGGGCTTCTACCACTTCATGCGGCCTAACGGCGGCGTGGCGGAGGCCGAGTTCTTCTACCGGAACACGCGCAACTACTTCACGCACGGCGTGCCCATCCTCGACTTCGAGGATGATAGGCTTACAGACGCCGACGCCGAATCGTTCGTCTGGCGCATCCACGATCTGAGCGGCGTATGGCCGCTGGTCTACACCTACAGCGACTTCATAAACGGGCAGGGGCACCTGAAGAACAGCTGGGTAAAGGACAAGTGCGGCCTGTGGCTTGCGGGCTACCCGTCGCGCCGGACCGGCTGGCCCAGCGACGCGACGTGTCCCTATCCCCATGCTGGCTGGACGCTCGCCATGTGGCAGTTCACGAACTGTCTCTCGTATGGCGGCTACAGCGTCGACGGAGACGTGTTCTATGGTGACGCGGATGCTTGGCACAAGTACGCGCTCGGCGACAATGTCGAATCTTCTGAGGAGGTAAAGGTGGTTGACATTCCCGAGGAGGAGAACGCCGTCTATCGCCTGTGCAATCCCAACGACGGACAGCACATGCTCACGGCAAGCCACGCGGAAGCGGTCAACCTGCAAGGGCTAGGCTGGGAGTACGAGGGTATCGCGTTCTACGCGGCCAGGGTCTGATTCTCGGGACCAGAAATCGAATAGCGAATTTTTGAGAATGTTCCGTCCACGTGGAATCTCCGCGAGGGCGGAACTCTCATTTTGCTGCTGGATTCCAGGAAAAATCGCGCACCGATTTCGGAAACCGAGCCGCGCCAGCGCGCGCGTTTAGGAC